ATTGTCCACTTAAACGATGTCCCAACATTATCAGCAATTTTGCCTTGCTTGTTTCCCCAAGCATAGCGCAGTGTGTGCGTGGCACCAGCCAATTTCCTATCAATAGTGATATCTACTTGATTGCCAATGAATCCCTCCGGGACGCTCACCGAACTCCCTCTTGGGATAGTTGTCAGTGTTATGTCTTGATTACCAATATCTAGATTTCCAGGGCTGTATCCACCCGATCCGTTGAAATGCGCACGCACACCGAAGGCACCAGACCCATCGTCAGCATGGCGGACAGTAATTGTGCGGTCAATCAACTGTATTTCTGAGTTTCGGTTAAGCATCGCTGGGCTACCAGAGTAGTCAATTCGTTGCCCAAAACCATCGACGTAACCAGAACATTGATAGCTTGCAAATGTCCACCCTTGATTCAGCAATGCTAATCGAATACGGACATCACTTGTATTGGTTTGGATATTCTGTCCAACTTGGTCAATCCACAGCCTAATGCGATATCCACGGTCATTATTTGACCAAAATTCTACCATGATTAACTACCTCCCACGTATCTAATGACATTCCTGTCAGGATTGATGAAATCTTGTTCCTCTCGGTAGCGACCAATCTGAATAGTTTTAGAGAAAATACCATTTTCAATGTGAATCACACCTTGCGAAATATACATTACTTCATTACCAGCTGAGAACATCGAAATCCGACCGCTTGGGCTGAATAGCATAGAACTAGAGTTGTCTGTTTTACCGATAACAAGCCCTTCGTTTGAAGATGCCATGTAACTGTCAATGAAGTTCCAACGCTCTGACATATCATTCAAGTTATTCTCAAGTTTTGCAACACGGGCACTGGCATCCGCAAGATTCTTTTCAGCTTGTGCTCGGTTGGCGTTATTTGCATTCACGAAATCTTGGTAGGCTTTCACCCATTGGTTGAGCGTATCGAGGGAGGCTTTAGCCTCAAGCTCGGCTTGTACCACTGAATTAACTTCGTTGAGCTTATTGAGCTGTGCTTGTGTCAAAACTTGGTCGGCTTTGGAATCGATGTCATCCTGTACATCTTCAATCGCAGGGGTCCAGTCCGTTTTGACTGTTCCTTTTTCGATTTTTACTTCCCAAACAGATTTGCTAGCCGTTTTGTGATATGTATTGACCCGTAGATGATAATTTCCTGTCGGTTTATTCCAAGTAACTAGCGTTCCTGTAGTTCCAGTCTTCAAATCGGATACAATCTGATAATTTTGGTATTTATCATCAATCAACCAAAGTGTCACATTATCGCTTTCGATATTTGGGTTGTGCAAAGCAGTAAAATTACCGTCTGATTTCGCGCTAATAAGATATTTTTGATTTTGCTCTAAGAAGACAGAAGTTTCGGTTTTGTATAAAACATTATTATCAAAATTCGTTGGTTTTCTGTCGGGTTTAAAAGGCCCTTTCGAACCTTTTAAGAGATTCCGACCACCAACTGACACGCTACCAGCCGTGTCATTCCACGAATAGTCGGCTGGATTAGTGCTATTTGCTTTATCGAAGTTAGTACATACACCCAGATAACGCTTAGTGCCGTCTTGTGTCAAACTGAAACCAGTTCGGCCATCGCCACTATCCGCATAAGCAAAATGGATATAGGGTGTTCGTCCGTCTGCTCCAGCTTTACCTGGAACACCATCACGCCCATCACTACCTTTCCATTTACTCCACCGGTAATCTTGTGGGTTTCGGCTATTCGTAGTGCTGAAATCTTGGTACATACCGATAAAAGCCTTGTCAGTATCGGTCTGGCTAAAACCACTACCGGAGACCGTGTCAGCGTAGGCTATGTGGGTGTACTGGGTTTTACCGTCAGCACCCTTAACACCGGGTAGCCCTTGGTCCCCTTTGGGGCCTTGCAAGCCTTGAGGGCCTTGTGGTCCTGGGTCGCCTTTGTCTCCCTTAACACCATTTCGACCATCCGAGACATTTAAAAAAGTAACCTCTTCCGAAGCTACTTCTTTATTATCTACCCACGCTGAAACCGTTAAGGCTGTCGGTTGGGTAATCTGAGATGCTACCATGTCGTAGGTCATGCCCACATACTTAATAGCACCGTCGATTACGAAACGCCATGTAGCGTTAACGATTTTATCACCTTGTTTCAAGACTGGTCGAACAGTCGAACGACCAACCCCGTTTTTAAATACTGTGCCGTTGGTAGTCGTGATCTCGACACGATATGGTAGAGATTTGGAAACAATCTCATCAATGCGTTGTTGCAAACTGCCAGACGGTTTATTGTCCAGCCTTCTGAAATTGGTAAACACAACTGAATTATTAAGTGACATGTCAAAACTGATTACCATTTCAGACACACGAGCTTCGAGGGCTAACCCACCTCTAAAATTATTATTAATAATCTTGACGGTGTCGCCTAAGTTAATATCCTTGTAGTTTTCAATGAAACTGGATTGGATATCGACGGTGTAGGTCATGAGTGGATAAGCATACTGTTTGATGGTACGCAAGGCGTAACCTTTCAAAGCATTGACATCTTTGTACTCGGTTTCAAAATCCTTACGTGTCCAGTTATCTGCATTACCTGGATTCATGGTAGATGGGTAGCGTTCCCTAGACAGCGGGGCGAATACTAAACTATTACCACGCCTAGAATAAAACTCTACTTGTCCTAGCTCGTTCTTTTCCTCAAACTCCACATCATTCAGATTGACACTGTCTTGCCCGATAAAATTACCAGCGTTGAAAAGTTGTGTTTTATCACTGGTGACTTGGACACCCTTTAACTCGTTTTGAAAATAAAGGACCACATCACCCCTAACTTTACCAATCCCGTGGTGGTTTTCGTCTGGTTGTTGATAGATGTCGATGATAAAACGTTTTAAAGTTCCATCTCGGTTTAATTCCGTTCGAAATGCCATTTCAGCATCAAACTTAGACATCAAACTTCGTAACTGTGCCAATCGTGTATCTTGTGCTTCAAACTCAACTTTTCGAGTTTTATCTGAGACTTCATTGACACCGATTTCCATATTCGCAAAACCAAGATAACCCATGTCGTTCAGATACCAAGCTAGTGTCTGTGCATTGTCACTCTTGTAAGGAATTGCCCCTTCTTGTGCTAATTCAAGATTGGTGTTGTTACACGTAACTTGAAAACTCGTATCATTTTCGATTAATTGCGATACATAAAAAACATGGTAAGTGTTATCGTAGTAAAACGAAACAAGCATATCATCATTGATGTATTTAACATCGTCATGTAGCTTCCCGTCTACAATTTTAGGAATTATGAAATCGAATGTACTAGTTGCGTATTCAAGATAAGTGTGCCATTGACTGTTTGAGTATGGCAACATGCCAGGAACGTTATTATTCAACGCGCACACTTTCCGCATGTTCTTGTCATGAATCCAAATTTGCATTAAACATAACGCTCCTTCCAAGTAATTTCAATAGTTGGGTCAGTTCTTACCCAACTTGATGTGTAGATGTCGATTTCAGTTTCACCAGTGCCAATGCTAAACGGCTCGGACAAGTAAGTTAGCTCATTAAGAGCAGGCAGATTATCAACGTAAGTTTTACCTTTAGCCATGTCTACTTCGAGAATAGAACCTTTACGGAAACGGTTAGGGATGTCTTCTTCCTTCTCTACGTGATGCTTTGCGTAAACAAAACTATCCAGATACAAGTGTGTGATCAACGGCCAATCTTTGATGCCGAAAATACCAATATGGATTTTAGCTGATTTTTTCCCTTTAATCTCTGGCACGGTGAACTTAGGATAAGACCCTTGCCAGTAAAATTGAAGAACATCATCAAAGCGTTGAACATCCGACCAACCTTGTGGTTCATTGAATGGGTTAGCAGTTGAAACGTGTGTCCCGTAGAAATGTTTTCTATCGAGGACTTTATAACCACCTTTGCCATCTCCTGCTAGGAAATTATAATGGCAGTCAAAACCATTAGTGTGTTTGTAAGTTTCTACACCGTAGAGAAATACACCGTTTGCGTCTGTTACAGATATTTTGATGAAACCGAATTGATTTGCAGCACCCAGCCACAATATTTGTCTCCACCAAAAATATTCATACAACGAGCCTTTTTGACCATTACTATCTGCCGGAATCTCCCATGTTAACGAACTACCTCGTAGGTATTTATCCCCACCACCAGTGTTTGTTAAGGCAATGTGTGGTCTGCCCCAATTGTTTTCGATAGCAAGAGTGCCATTGAGTGAGTGACTATCATCATTAAAACGCCCTTGATTTTTCGCACCAACCGCAAAACCGTTGGTGATCCAGTTATTAGAAACATAGTCGAACAGAATTTCAGATTGTTTAGCTGTACGGGTATTGGCTTCATTAGGGTTTCCAATCTCATAGCTTTCGCTAGAAGACTTCACAATCCCAACCCAGCCATTATCTGAGTTAAATTTCAGCTTAATATCTGGGTAAGTTTCAGCCGTACCAAAGTTCTTCAACGTAGCCTTGTAGTGACCAGTAGAGACTTTCTTAATACTGCCGTCCTTGGTTTCACCGTCGCTACTTACCAAGGCTTGTGCCTTGTTCTCACCGTAGCTTTTCGGAACATCGAATGTAACCGTTACCGTTGCAGTAATCGGTGCGGTGTTCTTATCTACTGCTAGCGACGCTTGGCCAGACGGGATAGCTTCCCAAACCTTGTTAGGCTCATCACCAAAAATCAATGGTTTAGGTTTATCCACATTCAGATAACCGCCTAGCGTTTCAGCGATGGTATTAAAGTAGTCGTAGTTTCCGACGAGGGTAAACGATACTTGAATCTGCTTGACTGACAAGGTGCTATATAGGAATTGCTGACCATAACGTCTACGTCCTTGGTCTTGATAGTTATTATTGAAGTTAGATGCCACGTTTTTAGTGACATCCACTGGAACGGTACGCCCTCGCCCTTCATTGAATAATTCGGTTAAGTTCTTACCGTCATAAGTTACTGACATTCCTATCAAATAATGCTACCTCCTAGCAACGCCTGCCGGCGTTCATAATCGTTTGTTGCTTTTGTCATGAACGGTGCGAGACCGTTCGACACACTTCTACCATCAATGACATTCCTGATCTCGATTGGGTTAGAGCCATTAGTTACTAATTGACTTAGCAAACCAATCATGACATCCAATTTATCTTCGAGAACAGAAACACGCTCACGGTCTGAAGTATTATCGTGATTGCCTTGTGGGGCATCACCAGCAAAACGAGCCACTGCTTCAGTAAGTAGTTGCCACGCTCTACCACGTTTAGCGATATCCGTCGGAATAACATATTCTGGCATATCGCCTTCAGCTAGCTCATAAACACCGCTTTTGTGGACTAGACCACCGTTAGCATAGCCATAGGCTGCGACACGGTTAAAGGCTACATCCGATGTACCATAACGATGCTTGATGTAGTTGATCGCAGCAAGCAAGTTATCATAACCATTACGGATGTTGTTGTGTCCAGGGTGTTTGTAAGCGTTAAATGTTGGGCCAATGGTCTGCATCAAACCAATAGATGGTGTACCAGCTCTGGCGTTACTATCCCAATTGTTTTGGACGTTAGGGTCACCACCAGATTCACGCTGGATTGTCGCCAAAATCTTAGACACACGGAAGTCATTAGGCTCAATGCCGTTTGCATTCAATGCTCTAACTACTGATTCACGCCATCTTGCTACGCCAGTACCTTGAGGGCCATCTTCACCACCACCCGCAGGGCTGAGCAATGGACCAAGGGTTTTCTTAATCCAGTCGAACATGCCACCGACTTGACGTTTAATCAAGGTTTGAAGTGGACTATTGCGGTCTTTAAGTGGTTTGCTATTGTCTTCACCGCCACCACCACTATCACGCACCCCAAAGTCAAGGAAGGTAGCAGCGTTAGAGATGTGACGGCCAGCGTATTGGTGATACTGACCATTACCGCCGTAGTTGTATTCTTCACCGTCATAAGTATCGCCATGTACGGCAGTGACAAAGTCAACGTGGTTGCTTGATACTGGACCACCAGTATAGACCGCTACCGTCCCCGGTTTAGGTCTGCTTAAGTGCGGCACGCTGGCAGAAATCCATTGGTTACCATTACCGAGGTGACTAAACAAGCTAGGTTTAACACCAAGGTTAGCCAAACGGCTGGCAACGAAGGATACACACTCACGATAGAAGTAACCCCACGGGTCAGCACCAGCGTCTTTAGCTTTGTCTTTGAAACGGTAATCATCACCTTTAGCACCCATAGCCACAGTGCCTTCATCCATTGAGGCATTAGCCATAGACCAAAGTTCTTTCCACCAGTTCTTAGCTTCTTCGACTGGTTTCTTATACAAAGCATTACCGAGGGGGTTAAACACACCAGCTAACTTGTCAGCATTAGGGCTGAATTTCTTAGCCAATGATCCAACGGGGTCTTTAACAACGTCGGTGACAAACTCAATCATTTTCATGAATTTATCGACACCGTTTTTCATTGTGTCCCACACTGAGCCAGCTACATTAGTAGCCGTATCCCAGATTTTAGACCAGAAACCAGTTCCTTTGGCAAACGCTCCACGCTCAACACCCATAAGCATGGCCAGTTCACTAGCATTGATGACTTCCGAACCAGCTGGCAAGAGGTATTCAACGTTGCGACCTTGTGGTAAGAATGACTTACCGTTAGGCAAGATTACCATCTCTTGGTTGTTGGTTTCTGGGCTATCGTAGCCGTCGTTAAGAGTAGCTAACGTAGGCTTGGTGATTGGGTTTCGGTATGAGCTAAACATACCGGTACCGCCGGCAAACTTAACTTTCGGAATTTTAGAGATAGCTTCTTTACTACCACCGAAATCAGAAATCAGTTTGTTAATACCGTCAATACCAGCGTTTGGCAAGGCAATGACAGCATTAATACCATCACCGGCAAGTTTCTTCATGCCGTCCCACATTTCGCCAAAGCCTTTTTTAACGTTATCCCAAGTGTTCTTGAAGAAATTACCAATATTGGTTAAGGCGTCCGTGATTAGCTTGGTAATATTAACACCAAACTTCTCTTGTGTTAACGCTCCGATTTCATCCCATTTTTTTGATAGGAATTTTTTAGAGTTTTCCCAACCATCAAACCAGTTCTTATTGATGCCCTTATGGTGCTTGTCAATATCCTTACCAAGAGCAGTCATTGCTTCCGTAGCATTGCCCTTGATGTTCTCCCATGTTTTAGATGCGAACTTCTTGACATTGTCCCACTTTTCGCCCCAATCTTTCTTAAGGTTACTCATGTGTTTTGCAACGCCTTTAGCCATATCTTTAACATGGTCCACAGTGCTATCGACAAACTTCTTAAACGGTTTGTTATGCTTGTACATCAACTCAAACCCAGCGACTACTGGATTAGAGATTACAAGCAACTTCTTAGCAGTATTGGTAAAGGCTTTAATACCTTTCTCACCACCAGTGAAGTAAGTCTTGGTCTTTTCAAAACCTTTCTTGGTGCTCTTGGTCATTGAGTCCATCGCACCCGTCCAAGTTTTCTTCATGCCATCCCATGTCTTACCAAGCCACTTGCCAGCATTAGAAAAACCGTCTTTGATATTTTTAACAATGCCATCAACGAATTTCTTAAATTTCTTATTATGCTTGTAAATTAAAGCAAAAGCCCCAGCAATAGGATTGGCAATAAATAAAAGGACTTGTTTCCAGTCCTTTTTGAAGAAATCAATGATTTTGCCAAAGATTTCTTTTGTGACTTTGAAGATTTTATCAAAGGCTTTTTTTGCAGCCTTGAACATATTATCGACAAACTCTTTGAATTTCTTATTGTGCTTGTAGAGTAGCACTAATGAAGTAATAGCTAGCGTTACGGCAGTAACAATCAACCCAATAGGGTTAGATGCAAGGGCTAGGTTCAATAATTTTTGTGCTGCTGTCATTCCGACTGTCGCAGTTCGCCATGCGTGGATACCTTTGACCACTGCCGTAATACCGAGAGCAACCTTAGAACCTACAAAATAAGCAGCAAACAAAGAGCCGACTGTTTTAATAGCCGTCTTATGCTCGGCAATACCGCCCAAAGCCTTGGACAATGATGTTACTGGTCCTTTAGCCTTCTTACCATTGCCAGTCATGAGGTTAAACGCACCAGCGACGCCTTTAATCATATCGACGGCGACTTCCCAAACACCACCAGCAAAGTCTTTACCAATGCTAAAAACTGCACCTAAACTGTCTTTGGTTTCCTTGAAGAAAGCTACAATTTTAGGGGCGTTGTTAGCGATGCTCTTGCTCAGATTATCGACAAACTTATTGAGACCGTCCATTAAGCCATTAAGTTTATCTGTACCGTCACCGAGATTAAATACTTTAGAGAATGCGTCCATGATAGTTCCTAGACCTTTGGAAACATGCTCCCCTAAATCTTTAAATTTAGTTTCAGTGTTAGGATCAGCAACCCAATTACCAATCTGTTGCAAGAATGGGTTTTTCATTTTATCGATTGGGTCACGGAACGCTGCAACCACTGCCGGCATACGAGACTGGATAGTTCTTTCAAGACCACCGATAGTGGTTGAGAAGTTAGCCGTGGCATCCTTGTATTTGTCTTGCAACTCAAACAAGGCTTTCTGCGCCATTTCAGAGGTAATCTTACCATCTTTTTGAAGTTCGGCATATTTCTCTTGGGTCATGTCAGCAATGCCCAATTCTTGTGCAGCCACTTCTTTAAGTTGGTTTTTCATTTCCGGAAAGACATTGATAATAGACATCATGTCTTGCCCTTGAACCTTACCATTGGCAATCATTTGAGCCCATTGAGTAGCGAAATTCTCAACGGCTGCATCGGTCTGACCAAACGCATCTTGCAAGGTAAGAATGGCTTGTGTTTGTTGCTTGGTCAACTCGGTATTGTGAGTAACGGCATAGAATTTCTGGTTCATACCGTCAACCATTTCGGTTGAGTTAGCCGCTGCTTGTGCCATTTGGTTGGTCATATCAACCATTTTCTTACCTTCTTCAGCGTTACCTGTTAAAGTTAGCCAAGTGGCATTCATGGTTTGTTGGTATTTAACGTATTCAGCACTAGACTGTGCGATTTCGTCAAACTTACCCTTGATAGCTCCCAATGCGTTTTGGAAACCGTTGCTGATTAAGTTAGCTGCAAACGTAGCCCCGAAGATACCTTTTAAGCGTGAGGTTTTCGTTTCAGTCTCACTAACTTCACTACCTAATCGCTTAAAGCTCTCTTTCAACCGTCCGATAAGTGAGCTAGAACGTTGGCTTTGCTCAATCTCATCATTCAACCTATCGGCAGCATTACGAGCATGGGCTAAACTAGTAGCCGTTTCATCCAAACGTCTACGTTGAACGAGGTATTCTTCAGAGGTTTTGCCAGATTGGCGAGCGACACGCTCAAGCATTTCTTTTTGGGTCTCGTACTGCTTGTTTAAGTTAGTAATCGAACCCTTGTATTGCTTGAGTTGTTCTTGCCTAGCTTCATCTTCCTTGCCTTCAGCTTTCAAACGCTTGATATAAACATCGGAAGTTTCGTTTTGTAGTTTGTACTCTCTTTGCAATTCAGCAAGCCCAGACCTATGATAGTCCAGACTGCTTTTAGCTTGCCTTTGTTGACTTTCCAACGATGCCAGACGAGTAGTCGCTTGGTCAATCTGTTGTTGGTATTTTAGATACTGTTCAGCGGTTTCAGCGGTGCTACCCTTAAGTTGAGACTGCTCTTGTTTCAGTTTCTCAATCTTATGTTGTTGGTTTTGAATAGCATTACCCAAACCATCGTACTTAGCTTGCGCCGCTCCCAAATAGTCACCAGCACTACGCATTTGGCTTTCTTGTGCCTTCCATGCGTTCGTAGAGCTATTGACTAACTGAGTTAACCGCTTAATCGAGTTAGCTGCTTGAAGCGTTTCTAAGGCGATTTCCGTGGACATGGTAGCTTGTACTTTTGCCATGTATTATTTTTCCTCCTTTCCTTAAATATTTAGAGTAAAGATGTTGGGTCAACCATTCTATCTTCTTCCTCTTTGGCATTTAAGATTTTCATTAGCTCGTAATAGTCAGTGTCGTAATACTGATCTAGTGTCCACCCAAAACCTTGGATTGATTTTTTAGCAATAATTTTTAAATCTTCAATGCGATTTTCTAAATCAAAAATCTGTTCGCCTTTAGATTTTACTCTTTTGGGTCAGTTTCACCAGCGGCATTTTCAAGTTGTTCGTCTGTCAAACCGTACATATAGCCCACTAGCTTTTCAGCAATCTCTTGTGTACGCTCGTTGTCCAAATCAAGCAATTTGTCATAGGCTTCATCATCCAAGTTTAGCACGGCACGAATAAAACCAAGCATTTCTTTAAGGGTTGTAAAATTAGCTTGTGCTTGCTCTTGCATGTCGCCTTCTTCAACGGTGTCGCTGATTTTAAGCACGGCAAGTTGGTACTCGTGCATACGCAAGACATTACGGTTGCTTGTAGTAACCTTGAAGGCTTTCTTACTGATTTCTGGGATTTGAATAGTTCTGATTTCCATTTATCTTTACTCCTTTAACACAAAAATAGAGATCAGGCCATGAGCCCGACCTCTTGCGAATTATTAAATGCTGTTTGAAGCGGCAGGAAGGGCATAGCCACCGAATACTTCTTTGAACATGTTAGCTTTATCGTAGTTAGATGCACCAGTGTAGTATTTTTTGTAAGGCTCACCGCCGAACGCAGTCGCTGACAAGGCGTTGAATGTCATGTTATCATCTTGACGAGTTTGGGCAGTGTCGGTATCTGTTGCAACGTTTTGAGTTGATTCTTGCATGATACCGTTAGCAAAACCAAAGAACACTGAGTGTTTGCGGTCGAGTGTTTCAGATTCAATCAATACCGCTGTGTGTGGTTTTTCACCGTCCATCACATAACCACCCTTGCCGTCTGCTTTAAAACCAAGCATTTTTTGCTTAATTTCAAAGTCAAGGTTATTGAAGTCAAACGCTACTGTTGGTGAACCGGGCGCGATCATAACGTCTTGCACTGAGTTGTTCCCAGGGATTTTAGTCGCTTGACCTTCAAGGTTTGAGATGTTAGCGGTACGAGTACCGAGCATGCTTGAATCAACTTCAATCACACCGTCAGTTGAAAGTCCATCAGCGCCTTTAAGTAGTTTTTGGGTTTTAGGGTCAACCAAAGCAAGGCGAACCATTTTCAAACCTACAATTGCCATATAGTAATTTCTCCTTTGTTAAATTAGTTTGTCAAGAGCAACAAAAAAGACCGCCGTAATCTGCAATGTATCGGGGTCTATGCTATGTTCTCTCATATCTGTAATTGAGTAGTGTTCAGATTTTAGGAATCTTAGCAATTCCATTTCAAAGGCTTCGATATCAAAATCAATATCAGCCTTGTAAAAAATCTGTACCTCTACCCTATCTGTTCTTCCGAAAAAGGTATTATTCCCACTCAAATCAAGGGATGGATTGCTTTCGGTGAGCAAAACGATTGTCTTATCGGTGTTTTCTTCGAGCTCTTTAGGCAAGTTGTTTGCGTATACTTCGCTTATTGCACCAAATTCTTTGCCGTCAATTAGCTCTTTTAGTTTTACGGTTGCTAACACTTACTCACTTCCCTCCTTTTCTTCGAATGAGTTTTTCATATTCCTCTTTTTCTGCCAATAGCACTTTCTTTTGAACACTGCTATCGTTTTGGACATTGGTAACGAAATGATCGGCACGGTATTTCTTGGTGCCGTCATTTAATCGTCTGGCATTTTGAGCGTGGTAGTTGTTTTTCCAGCCTACGGTTGCCACACCGTTCTTTCTGCCATCCGCATTAGTGGATTGGACAGATAAACCGTCAGCCATGTGCCCATACTTCAAATGTTTTTTATTTGAGTAGTGTTTCTCACGAGTTACATCTTCTAACTCTTTCTGGAACACCTTTGCGCCAGCGGTTGTAATTTTAGCTTGTTCCGCTGGTGTTAAATCACCAATGCTAGCTACTGTTTCAAGCCAGCCCTCTAGTGCTTTGTCAAGCCCTACCATAAGCTATCACCCAACTTTCTTATGCTTTCTCAAAGTCAGAAAGTCGTAGCGGTTAAGCCCAAAGTTTTCGTTTGGACTGACACGCACAATATCATACTGAGTGCCATTTAGAACGGCTACTTGACCTTCTACCACTTTGGCATTGTGGCGAATAACAATAACTCTTGTATCACTTTCGCCATTTTGTTGGGCCAGATACTCTTGATTGAGTGTGCGAGTATGTGGCTTATAGTGCAACGTAAACTGTTTCACGAATTTTGGCACACTCACACCCGTAAACTTGTTAGGGGTGCTTTGGAAAGTACCAAAATCAGCTTTAAAGCGAAAGTCTGAGGGTAAATATCTAACTTTAGGCATTAGTCACCTCTTTCTTCACTATACGTTGCGTATAAGCCCCTTAATTGCCCGATTATGCTATTCAAAGTTAGGTTAATCGGATAAGTCACCATGTCAGTCAAAGCAACTCTATAAGTGAAATATGAGCTTGTGAGGGCTATTACAGCCGTGTCAAATAGAGATTCTACACTGTCAAGGTCGTAGAATTTTGGATCACTACCGACTGCATTGATAATGTACTGTTGAGCCGATTCAATGTAAGCTGGAATGAGTGCAGTGTCGTCTGTCTCATCCAGATTGAGGGTCTGCATGATAGTTTCCTTAGATACACTCATTACTTACCTCCTAATTAAGCTCCAGTAGTAAGATTAGCTTTTTGGTCAGCGATAGCTTTGAATGACGCTGGCACAAACGCTTCTTCATCCGTTTTAACAACATCGAAGCGATCAATAACACGTACTTTAGTCGTATCCGTTTCAAATGCTCCACCACCGATGTTAGTAGAGAGCAATGACAAGTGTTGACGGTCAAACAATGTTACCGCTTGTTTCAAGTCACCAAAATACAACGGCATAGCTCCACCAGTACCGTTAGCAAGCCAGCGGTCTGAAACTTCTTTAACTGCAAAACCATCGATTGAGTAGCCAGTTGGTGATTTCACATCACGTTCCATTAGGTAATCACCCATAGCATTCTTAACTTTTTTAAGAGCAGTGAAGCCTGAAGTGTTCGTCAAGAAGAA